CCGAGAATGTACTGTATTCCTGTCCTGAAGGCATCTACTGGAAAGTGGGGAACCTGTTTTTATCCGTATGATGTCGGTGGCCATCCAATTCCGAAGGAAGACCTGTTGAAGCCGCACCGCTTTGGCGATTCGATGGATGACTCTGTCGAAGCCTTCCTTATCCACCACAAGAAGGAACTCTTGAAGGGCAGAAAGGACAAACCAGATTTGGACTGGTGCCACTTCGGTAGAACCCAGGCAATCAACGATGTCTACAAGAACAAGCTTGCAGTGAACACTGTCGTTAAGGGAAATGACACGGTCAAGGTGAACTATGTCGAGGCTGGAAAGGGTGTCTACTCTGGTTTGTACATCATGGGTAACGACTGCCGAGTTGACATCACTGTTCTGACCGCATTGCTGACCGAGAGGCGGTTTACCGACTATGTGGCATTGTTGAAGAACTACAAGAGTGGTGGCTACTACTCATTCAGTTCCCATGACCTTGAATGCTATCTCAACTACAGACTTAGCCTGATTAAGGAACCTAAAATAATTTATATCGGATAAGGAAATGAAACCACTCAAAGTTAAACGATTTTATGGAACAGCCGAAGCTCCTATGGTAACGGCTAACGCATGCTGCGACTTTGTCAATGACAATAAGGGAATAGAGGTACAGGCTATTGTGCATTCTAACAATGATGTATTCCTTTATTATAGGGGAAAGGAACGTGAGTAATATATGGTGTGCAACATTCAAGCTCAAGCCAAAGGCTGATAAGGTTACTGTGTTCTTCAAGTTCACTGAGCCGCATACCCTGTTGGTAAATGCAAGAGAGGCACTCCGTAAAATGTACGGCGATGATGTTGTAGAAGATGCAACTCCGTTGGAACTGAGTGCGTGGCCAAAACTCAAGCAAGCTTAAACAAGGAGACCTATATGGAATTAAGATGTCAAGTCGAGATGAACTGGTACGAGGTGGGCAAGGAAACTCCTCGTGAAGGAATTCTCCTGTTCATGGTTACGGACAAGGAACCAGACCTTATTTATAGCGGATACTACATCCAAGGTAGCTTCCGTATATTGGGTCAAATGGGTGGCATCCTTATGCTCAAGGATAGCAACGTCACTCACTTCGCATACATGAACAATAACATGCTTCCGAAGAACTGCAAGCCAGGTTGCCTCGGTAGCGGATGGCGTCTGACTAAAGAGATGCTTCCCGAAGATGACGAACCTGTTGCCATCTGGCCCGAATACAAAGGATGCCGATTTGCTGTCTGGAACAAGCACGAGGAGTGCTGGGACGACGAAACCGCTGACGACTACCTTTGCAAGAAGGATGAAGTTGAAAAATGGTTCCCGATTAACTGGGGCGGAGCAGAATAAAAGGAGAACGACTATGTTGTTGGACGAAGATGAAATACAGTTGGTATCAACCGCACTTTATCAATATCAGAGTACAATCGACAGGCTAAAGTTCATCAGTCGTAACCTGAAAGATGCTGTTGAATGGCAGGGTACTTTTGAAGACAAGTACCATAAAATTCGTCGTGTGCTTTATGAAGACTATGGTATAGTTGAGCAGCTGGAGAGGCTCATCGTGGATGGCATGATGTATCTCGAAAGCAACCCTGTTAGCGAACTTATCGATAGCCTCAAGGATGAATTCAGCGGGGTTCCTGTTGTGGTCGAAAACAAGGTTATGGACCCTGTCAGTTTCTATTACCCGTTAAAGGGAAGTATCAAGCTGATTGGTGTCGCCCGCAACCGTGAGGCTTATCTTGCCACGCTTAAACAGATTAGTGACAAACATGTCGAGGGATGCATGGCTCTTGTTGGCGACGAGCTTATCAAAGTCACGCCAGAAGGTAAGCTTGAACACGAGCCGAAAAACGGCCCCGTAATTCCTGAGGATACGATGGATTATCTCCATTGGAAACGTGGCGTTTAATCAACTCCATATAAAAGAAAAGGGCAAGCGAGATGCTTGCCCTTTAATGTTTTCACGTCGATTAGACGTACTTGTATCCAGGCGGAATCCAGATTGTGAACCTGTCGTACCTGAACGTGGCTTCCCATGTACCGAGGTCGGCCACACCGTAGGTTCCCTGCTTGGGGAGTTTGACTTGCTTCGGCCATGCGTTGATATACGTGATGGAGAAGATGCAGTCACCATACATCCAGTCGTAGTATTCGAGCGTCACGGTCTGGTTACGGAGCAACTGAACCGTCGGGTTGGGCCAGTTGGCCTGTTGGCCGAGACCGAGGTGAATGTGGTTGGCGGAATCCTGTGCGATACGGTTCGTCTGCCAGTTGGCATCAGAACGGTTCGACATGGTAAGCTCACCAGTGTTGTAGATGAGGTTACGCCATTCCATCATTGCTTCGTACGGGGCCATGTCTTCCGTACAGACACCGCCGATGTTGAATTCACCATCGAGTTGTGTCTGTCCAGTAGGATACCACTTATTGAAGCCCATGTACTGAAACGCCTTATCCTCAATCTTTACAGACGGGATGGTAGGAGGCGTTTGAACGTACAGGGCGAAGGAAGCTTCGCCATCCTGAATGTCGAACTGGTCGTGGTTTTGAAGACCCATACCGAAAGCGTGGAAGATGTCTGCGGAAATCAGCATCCTCCAACGGCTGGTTCTATACGGGTCAGCCAAGGTGTCAATGGCAGCGCCAAAGAACACCTTTCTTTTCATTTCTTCGCTAATGGTTGTATTGATACCCATATTTTACCTCCCATTACACATAAAGTGAAGTGGTCTGAGTGTTGCTAGAACCATTGGATTCAACAATAGTCCTCAATGTAATCCAGCGAGAGGTCTTGGTCGGCTTCAAGCGAAGGTCAACGTGCAGCTCGTTCCTGTCGATTACGTCAGGCGTGTTGTTCGTGTCATCGCAGATTGCCGTACCTGAGTACAAACCAGCCGGGTTAGCGTTCATGATTGCATCAAGTTGAGCCTGCAAGTCCGACTGAATGTTGGTACGCAGGTTGGTCGTATTCAACTGGAAGACCTTTCTATCGAGGTAGTGATAGAACATCTTGTGAATACCAGCCAAGAGCATAGCCACATGAATCTGGTCGAACGCAGAACTTTCCTTCTGCATCGTGAAGTCACCCCAGATGAACATTCCACGGCTGTTGAAACGAGTCGGGTTGACCCTGATTTCAGTAAGACGTGCAATGTTGGAATCAGTGTCTTCAGGATACTTGAAGGTTCTCGGATACTTTTCGGTTACGCCCCATTCCGTCGGAATTACAGCGTTGATTTCACCAGCAGGCGGCAACCACCAAATTCCGTTGGCAGCGTTAGCCGTGATGATGGATGCCAACTGTACGGACTTCACGACTTCTACGTTCATGAGAGTGTAGTAGCTGTCGAAGAAGATACCGCGACCATCGTAGATGGCACCCCAGCGGCCCTTAACACCAAATCCCTGAGAGCCAATCATCTTCCTGAGGGTCGTTTCGATGTTGGCTTCGCCTACGCCGTCAAGGATGGCAAAGCAGTCCTTACGGAGTTCGCAGACGTTAAGGATAGCGGAAATAACCGTTCCGTCGAGAGTTTCACGGTTCTTCTTGAACAGGTTGTTGATACCCGTACCAGCACCGATGAGCATAGACACGTCAGTACCGTCCTTGTCGAGGAAGAGGTTCCAAGCGTTGGCCAGAGTTGCCGTGTCGCTGTTGTTGGCAGGCGTGTATTCCCAGATTGCGTCGTTGATGATTGCTGGGTCGCGTTCATCGTACGAGAGCATCGTGGAAACAGAGTCGAGGTATCCGTTTTCAACGCTCTGAGACATGTCGTAAGCGTTGTTCGTCAAGAAGTTGTCGAGTATGCCGCTGTCGTTGATGAGAAGCCTTGCACCACTGTCCGTGAGAACAGAGTCGGCCATGTCACCAATGAAGAGGTTTCCATCGTCGTGGACGTAAGGAACGATGGTTCCTTCCATCTCGTAAGACTTGCCGTTGAAGTGGTAGGTGATGTAGAGGTACATCCTTGCGATGGCCTCGCCTTCCGAAGAAAGCACATACACCTGCTTTGCAACGCCATTGAAGTTCACATCTTCGTACTTCACAGAGGCAAGACCCATTGCGTTGAACGACGCACCTACGTCGTCGCTCACAAGGAGCTTGTCGGTACGCTGGACAGTGCCATCGTTGTACGGAGTATAGGCGAATTCGAGCAAGTCGTTGTCACCCTTAACGAGGAAGTCCTCTTCCTGAACGTTTGCAGGAACCGTCAGGTCGTATGCACCGAGCATGTTGAATGTGAGTCCGTCCTTTCCAGATACCCAGATGTTAGCGTTGGATGCAGTAAGGTCAACCAACTTCCATTCACTGTTAGTACCGAACTTGTCGGCCAAACCAGTTTCACTGTCGAAGTTGATGTCTCCGCTTTGGCTGAGAATCACGATGTCCTTGAACGTGTTGATGTTCTTGACTTCGTAGATATCGTCCTTGCCGAAGATGCCTTCTTCGTCGGCTTCCTTTTCCTTGTTCGTCTTTTGCCGAACAAATGCAACAAGGTCACCAATTCCGTACTGGGTGGCAGTTCCAAACGGTACTTGAACGCCGATTGTGTGCTTATCGATGTTGTACTTAGTCTTGTCGGCAGCATCGGTAAGCTGAGTTACGTTGTTGCCAAGGTAGGTGTTGATTGCGAAACCTTCACGGTTGAATGCTGCGAGAATGTTGTTCGTCGTAGCGGTGAGGTTGATAATCTTGTCACCAAGGCTGGTTGCTCTGTCTACGTTTTCACCGTCCTTTCCAGTGATGGTGATTGCACCAGAACCAGAAACAGAGGTTACATAGTATTCCTCGCCAGTGCTAACGAGCTTGATAATGTCGTCTGCGGCGACAGTACCGACCTCGACCATGCCGCGAGTCTGCAGTTGTTCTGGCTTTGACGGAAGATTCTCTGGGAATACGAGGTAAACTTCGTAGTGATACGTTTCTGGAACAGTGTATGTTGCAGTAACTGTTGCAGTTACTGATGTTCCGCTTTCCTTAGCCTCGCTATACGTCAGCGTCCACACATCACCGTTTTTAACAAGAGTTCCTTCCTCGCATGCGATAACTGCATCAGATGGTGGCGTTTCAGTGAACGTTACTGTACCTGTGGCGGTTGTGCTGGTTTCTCCAGTTTCACCATCTACGGTTCCGCTAAATGTTCCAGCGACCGTCTTCGTTTCGGCAGGCGTGTCAACAATCTTGGTTGGACCAGATACATTGACACCGACATATTCTTCCGTGGTAGTTTTGCCTTCACTTACGAATGTTGCAACAACGGTATCTTCAGCATTGATGTCTTTCATGAACGCCTTGGCGTCTGCATCAGGAGTAGATTCTGGGTCATCAACCGCATCGAACTTGTAAACGAGTTTCCTAGCAGATGCCAACTCAATAGAAGTTGCGTTGCTGTCATCAACCTCGTTCAGTACGTTTTTACGGTTGGTTACGGTCAATGTTACAATCTTGGCGGAAGCATCGCAGCTTTCCTTTCCAACAGAAGTGATTTCATAAGAAGTGAAACCATCCTCTCCGATGTCCGTAGGAACAGCATCCAACGTAACCGTCACCAAGTTGTCAACGGTAACGGAATCAACCGTACCAGTGACCTTTTTCGGCTCATCATCGACCGTGTAGAAGAACGAGATGCTGTCGCCAGCTTCTAGCACTGCTTTGGACGGAGTGAAAGTGAACGTCTTGTTTTCAAGCGTTTCCAGACTAACGTCTTCCTCAGTTGTGAGACCGATGATGCGGGTAATCTTGGTGCTTCCGTTAGGTTCACGCAGTATGATTGCGTCGCCCATCTTGAACTTGGAGAAATCGACGTTTCCTTCCGTATCCCTGGCGTAGTTAATCTCGCCGTACTTCTTGACAGCACGGTTTGCAACGGCGGTCTTGACTTCGAGGTAGTCAACGCCAGTCGTAGCATCGTCGTTGTTGCAGAAGAATGTAACGTTCTTGGTCACCCTCGTCGGAACATTGTCCATCTCGGTTTCGTACTCGGCGACAACCTGAGTGTCCAAAATCTTGTTGACAGTAGCGTACACACCCTTCTCGCTCTCAACGAAGTTGGAAGCAGGGAAGTAGATAACGTCGCCTACGTTGAATGCGGGGACAGAGTCGCAAACGAGCGTCACCAGCCTCTTGTTGCCAGAGTCGCTGT